TCTGAGGTATCTTCTAGACCGGGATCAGAGTTAGTGTACCCAGAACGGGTTGTCTGAGTAGCACTGACAATAGGCACTTCAAACTCTACAGCAAGACCACGCAGTTCTTCAGCAATGGCTTTGATGAGTGTGTAAGAGTTTACATTTGCGCCATACTTCATACGTGAACTTGTACAGATGTTAAGATAGTCGATGTATACGATGTCGGGCACAAAGTTCTTCTTCAATCGCAGTTCATTCAAGAGATGACGGAAGTGTGCTGATCCAGCACTTGCAGTTGGATATTCCTTGACGATAAGTTTACCAGTAGTCTTGGCTTTAACTCGGTCAAGTCTTTTGACATAGACATTCTTAGGAACTTCTTTCAGTTCATCAATTGTCAAGTCAAGTAAGTTAGCATCAATACGCTCTGCAATTCGCTCTTCCGCCATCTCCATAGTTATGTATAAAACATTCAACCCTTCCATCAGATTTGCTGCCGCACAATGTGTCATAAACAAAGTTTTACCAACACCAGTACCAGCAAGTGCGACACTTAATGATTTTCGGGACAAACCACCCTTAGTGATTTTGTTGAAGAGTTCTAGGTCAAACGGAATCTTGTCTTCTTTTGTGTGATAGAACTTGTATCGATCATCAGCATTTTCAACAAAGTCGTGCCCAATGTTACTATCAAAAGAAACACCCAAAGCCTTAGATAGAAGTTCGGGAATCGAACCCTTCTCTAGTTGCTTGTGTTTACCATCAAGAACCAAAATACTTTCACGCACCGCATTATAAATGGCTTTGTCTTGGCAAAACTTTTCAGTCTTGTCTACTAGCCATTGAACTTCGGTTTCATTGTCATATTTGATATTCTCAATGATGTCATTGACTTGCTTGAACATTTCTTCATTCAAGTTAGTCTTTTCAGACATAGCAATACGAAGGGCTTCTTTTGTTGGAAGCCCATTGTATTTGTCGATGTAAGTCGCAATCTCTGTGAAGACTACTTTTTCACTTTGCTGATCAAAGTATTCATCTTTTAGAAACGGCAACACTTGTCGGGCATAGCTTTCATTATGTACTAGACCCGATAGAATTGTGTTCTCAATCATTATTCACCTACTGCTTGGTCGATTTCCTCTACGTTATCTTCAACTGATTCTTCATCAGACATTAAAGATTTACCCCCTACAGTATACTGGGATTTGATTGATTCTGCAAGTTTTGTTTTCGTCAACATCATCTTCCAGAACTCACTATTTGAGTTGATATCTTTGGCTCGCATCAACTTGTCAGTCAACACTTCACCTGTCTCAGGATCAACTGCTTCATACCAACCAACTTTAGGCTTAGTGATATAGCCGAGTTTCTCTGCAATCTCAAGCATACCAGACCACTTCGAAATACCACCGTCAAACGTGACAGTGATCGGGATAGAAGATTTTTCACGCACGTGACGTGACTTCTCAATATTGATAACGAAGTGATAACCTGCAATCTCGGTGCCTTCTTTCTCTTGACGGCGACCAATAATCCAGATTGCATCTGCTGAATAGTAAGCACCAGTCCCACCAGATACGATATCTTTCGGGAACAGACCAATCTCTTTGTAAGTGTGATTGATTGCTACAAGCGGAATATCTTTCAAGTTCAAATGTGGTGTAATCATTCGGAACAAAGATTTCATCTGTTTGGCACGTGACATGTCAGCAACAGACTTGCCATCCATCGCATCGTCAACTTCTTTCTTCGAAGCCAAGTTACCGATAGAGTCAATTAGAATAACAACCCTATCACTCTTCTCAATACCATCTAGTTGTTTCATAATGTCAAACTTCAACTCTTCAACGTTGACAATCGGTGTATGCACGACACGATCCATGTCGATGCCAAACGATTCGAAGTAAGATTGTGGTGTGCCAAACTCTGAGTCATAGAATAGAATAACTGCATCTTCATACTTCTTTTGATAGGCTGCGGCCATCATCAATCCGAATGCAGATTTAAAGTGCTTTGATGGGCCAGCAAGCATAAGTAAGCCTGGTGTCAGACCGCCATCAACACGACCAGATAATGCTACGTTTACCATAGGCACAGGCGTGGTTGCCATTTCTTTCTTGCCATAGACCTTAGAGTCCATGAGTGGCGCAGTCATCTTGCTGGTTGAATTTTTCATTAGTTTATCGATAAGTGACATAGTATATCTCCTAAATTAGAATCTCATGTTTAATTGCAACCATTATATCAGCTTCCCATGTAAATGTCAAACAATTTCGCCTCAAAAGCTTCAATTTTTTCTGTACGATTTGGCCAGAGAATATATTCTTTCTCTGGGTTCGCTTTCAGATTTGACAGAAGAGGTGTGATAGCGTTGTATAGTTTATCTAACCTCTCTTGTGTGGTTTCCGCTGTTGACGAAACTTCTGTCAGTGTAGTCTTAGCTTCCTTGACCGCTGACAGTTCGTCTTCATCTACCGCTGTAAAACCGAAATCAAAAATATCTTCCATTTAGTCCTCCCTTGTGCCGTTACCCCAGTCCACAACAACGGGGAAACGAGGTATGCCATCAGGCGTTTCGTTGAAATATCGCAACGTTACCCAATCAGGTGCTTTACCATCTTCCCATAATTGTCGTAGGACTTCTTGTGTTCCTCTTACTCCTGCGCTAAAGTGTGTGCCGTCAGGTTTAGTCAATACAAAGTGTTTAGTGTAACCTGCCCAGTTGCCTTGGCCTTCTAGCATAGTTACAACTTTGAATTCATCAGTAAGGAACTCTTTTCGCTTCATTAGATACTTAGAACGTTTGTTCTGGTATTCTTTATTTAGTCGAACCATCTGCCCCTCATAGCCATTTTCCATATAATCAGCATAGAGTACATCTAATTCATCTTCACTTGATACCTTTTGTGTAAAGACATATACGACAGGATTAGCAAAATTCATTTTACTAAGTGTCGCACTTCTTCCTGCAAAATCACTGTCATCGTAGTAATCGTAAACGTGATACTGAACCAAGCGTCTACTCTCATCGTAGTCTTCAGGCTTCAACTTTGTTTTTCGTACCATTGATGTAATCTTGTTAAAGTCATCTTTAAACATATGGTTGTATAGTTCACCATCGATGATAGCATTTGGATGCTCATCAAAGACGGGCTTCAATGCTTCTTCAATATGCGGACAAGAAACAATTGGTTTACCTTGACGTGACCAAAGTCCGTCTTTACGTGCAATACAGCGAATACCGTCTAGCTTTGGCTGACTATAAATCTCATCGTCAAAGTTTACTTTGTTTGCATCATACTCTACCGCTAACATCGGTTTAAACTTATCAAACGTATCAATGTCTGCTTCATTCTCAAAGTAACCACGATCCAAACGCTGAACATATAAATTAGCAATCTCACTCTCCGCTTGTTCACGTGCAGTTGTCGCATTAGAACGACCAACGTTCTTTGCACTAGTCAGTTTCCACTCAGATGTGACGATAGCGCCATCTTTAATGCCAGTATGACTGCGATGGGCAGCAACATCTTCAGTTTCCCATCCTAGCTCCATCTGCCAAACTCTTACGTTGCCAGTCGTATCTCGCTTGTATAGAGGCCTGTTCATTTCAGTGTAGTTCATGCAAAAAATCCTTCAAGTGTGCTTACTTTGTCTACGTTCCAGTTGATAGCATCAGTGACCAGCTTCAACGGGTCTTTGAATGTCTTATCGAACTGCATCTCATAATCAATGTATTGGTCTAGTTCAAACTCTTTTGGCAAGAACGTAGAGAAAGAGATGACATTTTCCATCATTGGATTAGGAGTTTTGAGGTAGCAGAACTTAACTTTGCTACCGTTTTTCACTTCTTCTGCCATCAAGCCTTTCTCTTTTAGCATTCTGTTAAACATAATCGCACCACGTACATGAATGGGAGTACCCTTCTTGTACTTCGTATTTTTGTCTACCCACTTATTCAGTTCAGACACACCGCGAGGGAATGACACACTTTCAGCGGGCAGACTTGTAAACTCTTCATAAAAGTCCGATACGAAGTTCTGTAATTCGGCTTCAGTGCCATTCAGAATAATCTTGTACGCTTGCTTAAACTTGTCACGCACAATCTGAGGCGTTGAAGACTTGACCGCTTCAATTCCCATGACTTTCAGTTTTGGCTCTGCGTACTGAACGCCTTCGTTATTATGAACGTTAAGGATGTATCGCTTCTTCGCAGTCCACACACCACGATCAGCAATTGCTTCACGTGCCATTTCCATACGATTTTCGTATGCATTCATATTACTGAACAACTCTGCATAGGCTTCTGCCAACATTGGCTCGAATTTCTTTTGGCAAGCATTGTCAATGAACTTTACAGGATCTTCTGGGTTGACTTGCTTGACTAGTGGCGCCATATCAACATACAACGAATCTGTGTCAATTGCAATCACAAAGTCTTGGTCTTCAGTCTTGAGGATCTTGTTCATGTATCTGTTCATTGCTTTCTCAGCCCAACGAACTGATAACTGACCAGACAGCGTGATACCTTCAGCAATCTCTTGGTCAAAGTATCTGAAGTACTGATTGCCGAGAGCGCCATAAAGTGAGT